ATGGGCCATCCTAGTCAACAGCCGCTGAGTCCTGAAGACATCCAGCGCAGGCAATTCGCACGCAAATCGCTGGAAGATTGGTGGCTTCGTTTGGAGCGCATGGGCACAACATGGGACCTGGAGACCATTAAGCATGTTGTCGTCATCAACGCCGCCGGCTTTGCGGGGGTGTCCACCTTATTAGCTGGGACGGCTCAACTACCTAAGCTAGTTGGTGGAGCCGCCCTCGCCGCCTATGGAGTCGGTGTGATTCTGGCCGTGCTGAACATGTACTTGGCCTCGCAGGCGTTCTTCCGGATGAACGCTGAGATCACAGAGCGAATGGAAGTGCTGTACCACCCGGATACTGATGTAGCGACGCTGTTTTCCTTTCCGAAACGCGGACGCTGGCTCCGTCGAACCGGCTCTGCATGCGGTTGGATTGCCGCCATACTTGCTGTCGTCGCCACGGCCGCAATAGGTTGGACATTGGTCGTCGATCAAGCTGCGACCGCGACTCAGCCAGGCCATGCTTCCACCGTTTTGCGATGCTTGGCGGCGCAGTCCCCCAGTGCCTTCAGCACGTCCCCCATCACCCATTCCTGCCAGGCGTCATAGTCGCGTTCGGCCGGCGGGTCATGCGGCCACCGGCACGGCGCGGCCAGCGCGCTATCGAGCGCCGGCGGCTTGCTTGGCAGCCTCATAGGCGTCGGTGAGCTTGCGCAACCGCAGATCATCAGGGCGGCAATCAGCAGGCAGTGGCTTCTTCGCATTCCGAAACTCCTTAACAGCCTGATCGACCTTGGCGCCCAGCGCGCTCTGGGTGGTATTGAACTCGTCGGCCTTCGCGCGGATGGTCTCGCCGGCCTGGCGTAGATCCCCCAGCGCGACGTTGGCGCTGGCCAGGTCCGCCTGCGCGCTGACGGTCTTCATCCTGTCGATCTCGGCATCCTTGCGCCAGCCGTTGGCGGTCCAGCCGGCGGCGAAGATTGCGGCGGCCAGCAGCGCGGCTCCGATCGCGCGCCAAGGGATCGCGGCCAGCGCGGCGCGTGCGGCAACGAACTGCATCATGGCGTGGCCGCGCAGCGCGCGTAGAGGTCCGCTGTCACGCGGATGTGGTCGAGCATGTCGGCGCGCGTGGCGCCGGGCTTCAGGGTGGGCAGCGTGGCGCAGTCGCGCGCCGGCGGCGGCGCGGGCGGTGGCTCCGGTACCGCGCAGCCAGCGAGCAGCAGACAGAACAGGATGGATCTCACTTTCGCGCCTCCCTCACTTTCCGGTTTGCCGCCTCGATGTCGCGGTTCACGTCCTGCCGTTCCGCTTCGGTGAGCGGCCTCTGTCCGGGCGGGGTCGGCGTCGGTGCAGCGGCGGGCCGCGCCGCGCGCTTCACGGACTTGACCGCTTCCACGGACGCCTCGGCCGCCTGCGCGGACGCGCTCGCCGCGGCTTCGACCTTCGGCGTCAGCGCCTTCAGCGTCTGCGTGTACGCATCCTGCAGACGCGCGATCTCGGCCTGGTGGTCGTCCCGCTGCTGCGCCATCAGCTCGCGGTACTGCCACACACAGAACAGGTAGCCGGTGCCCATCCCGCCGCCGAGCAGCAGGATCAGCACCGTCACCGCTTCCATGCGGTGCCCAACCAGCACGAACGTCGCGCGGTACCGCGACAGCCATTCACGTAGCCTTGCCATCGAGTTTCTCCCGAAGCATCTGGACCTGAGTTTCGAGGCCGCTTATCTTCGCCTTGAGCTCGCCGATCATCTGGAAGGCGTCGTTGCGTTCCTTGTACGCGACGTCGGCGCGCTTGTCGGCGAGATCGGCGCGCGCGTTCGCCTTGTCGAGCTGCTCGGACAGACGCGCGATGATGTCGATCTCGGCCTGGCTCTGAGCGCCCTCGACGCGGTCCTTGCGCCATGCGCTGCGAATGAACCAGATCGCGCCACCAATGGCGGCCACGATGAATCCCAGCGCGCCACCAGTGCCCCCCGGCACGTTCATCACAGATAGGTCCATCTCGGCTCCGTTGTGCGTGCTGCTCTGCTGGCAGTTCACGGTTGGTCAGTCGGCTGCTGCTCGTCCGGCTTGATGGATTGCTGGGCGACGTAGCGCAGGGCGCCGATCAGGACGGCCACGGCCAGCGTGACCTTCGCGAACGTCACGGGGTCCAGCACCGCCTGCAGCGACGGCAGCACGAGCTGCGCGGCCGACAGCATGGCCAGCAGCGCCGACAGCAGCACCGTGGTGCTCTTCCACAGCTTTTTCCAGTTCGCTACGATTTCCATCACACGACTCCCAGTGCGCGCTTGGCGCGTTCCCAACGCTGCTGCCGGTCGGCCAGGCCGTTGGTGCCGCCGTTGATCCGGCGGGTGAGGGTTACGAAGTCGCCGGCGTCGGCCAGCGCGTTCAGGTTCTTCCGCTGCCAGAACCAGCATGCCGACCGCGCGGCGAGCGCATCGCCCTGCAGCAGCGCCGGGTCGGCTTCCAGATCGACACCCAGTGCCGCGCCGCACGCGCGGTAGTTGGCGCGCCCGGTGATCTGGATCAGGCCACGCCCCATGAAGCGCTTGCCGTCGCCAGGCTGCGTATTGCCAAGGTCCGCCCTGCCCTCGTAGCGCTGCTGGGCCGGTGTCGGGCCCCACAGCTCGCGCGTGTAGACGAAGCCGCCCGACTCGTGGCCGATCTGCCCGAGCCATGCCGCCTGACGCGCCAGTGAGTCGATGCCGAATTCCGCCCACGCGGCCATGACCGGCGCATGCCACCGGTCGGCCATCGCTTGCGTCAGGCCGGCGGCCAGCTTGAATGTCTGCTTGTCCATGGCCTCTCCAAGAATGAGAAAGCCACCCGAAGATGGCTATGCGACAGGGCGCGCGGCGACGCGCAAGCTGGTCGTTCTTCGATCCGTACGGCCCGCCGATGTGCTGATCTGGCAGGAAACGTCGCAGAACGTCTCGGCCAAGCCGCCGCCGAGCCAGAAGAAGACCTTGCCGCCGTCGATTTGCGTCGTCTTGCCGTCTGGATTGACTATCAGGCCGGTCGCCGTGATGACGGCACTGCCGTCGACGATCGTCTCGCCATCCGTCAGCCAGCCCGACCAGTCGAATCCGTAGTTCAGCACTGCTGCCGGGTCCTTCGGCGGGAATGCGTTCGTCATGGGATCTCCACAATTCGTGTTTCGCGTTCGACCCGCACCAGCCTCAGCTCGGCCGGCACCACCATGACCGACTCTGCGGCGGGCACGGGATAGACACGGCTTTCGGCGGCCACCGTCACCAGGCGCTGCTCAGCTGGCACAACCACCATCGATGGGCCCACCGGCCCGCTGTCCTCGTCCATCACCTGGCCGGTGGCCTGCATGGTGGCCGGCTGCAGCAGCGCCGCCGCAGTGCCGCTGACCTCCTGCCGGCCGGTGATGCTGGCCACCGTGGCGCCCAAGGTTGCAGCGAGCACACCAGCAACGCCGGTCGTTCCCGCGAACGCCGCTGCCGCGCCGCCCACGAGCGGCGCCAACGCTCCGATGAACGTCTGCCGGCCGGCGAAGCTGGCAGTGGCCGGCCCCAGCGTGGCGGCAATGACGCCGCCGGAGGAATCCAGCACCAGGCCCGTCAGCGAGGCCGATACGGGCGCAAGGCTGGCGGCGATCGCGCCAGTGTTGGTCGGCGCTCCCGTCAGCGCGCCGACCGCGCCGGCCAGCGGCACCGCGATCGATCCGGACACCGTCTGTGTGCCGACCACCAGCGCGGACGGGCTCGCCAGCGTCGCGCCGACAGCGCCCACCAGCGTCTGGGTACCGCTGAACGCCGCCAGTGCGCCGCCAGTCGTCCCGGCAACCGTGCCAGTGAACGTTTGGACCCCGGTCATCGAAGCCGTGACGCCACCGATCGTTCGCGCCACGGATCCCGCGAACGACTGCACGCCAACGGCCGAAACCGTGACAGCGCCCAGCGTGCGCGAGACAGCGCCGGCAAACTGCTGCTGGCCAGTGATCGCAGTTGAGGCGCCGCCTAGGGTCGCCGCGATCGTGCCGGTGACACCGCTCGACGCCGAGGTGTAGGTGATGCGGATCTTTCCCAGGGCGCCCGCGCCGCCAGCGTTGTTCGCTGAACCGTTGTTCGACGATCCGCCGCCACCCCCACCGCCCGGCGCCCCGCCAGCGCCGCCCGCGGCCGGATTGCTATTCCCGCCGCCGCCACCGCCACCGCCGCCGTTTGTGTGCGCCGTGCCCGTCCCGCCGGTGCCCGTGTTGCCGGCCCCGCCCGCGCCGCCCGATCCGGCATTGCCCGCCCCGCCGGCGCCGCCGTTGCTGAAGGTAGTGGGATTCGCGCCCGCAACGCCATTGCCAGCCGGTCCAGCAGAACCACCGCCGCCGCCTGGGTTGAAGAAGCTGGTGGCGCCGCTGCCGCCATTGCCGCCGGAGTACTTCATCGTGCCGACACCTGCCGACGCCTGGCCGCCCTGCCCGCCCAGTCCCGTGCCGAGGCCCGAGATACCGCCCGCCCCACCCTTCGCCAGGACGGTGGACGTCGCGCCGAACCAGGTGTCGCCGCCCGCGCCGCCATTGGTGGGCGACGCGGCGCCCGCGGTGCCCGCCGCTCCGATCTGGTAGGAAACCGCCGAAGACCCCGGCCAGGCGAAGTTGTCGATCGCCGAATAGGCGCCGCCACCACCGCCGCCCCCGCTTCGGTCGTTGCCATTGTTTGCGCCACCACCGCCCCCGGCGCCGCCGAAGCATTCCACCTTGCTGCCGGCGTCCTGCCAGTCGGCCGGCTTGGCCAGCGACGTGCCGGACGTGAGTTCGATAGTCGGCACTGCGCGCTCCGGTTACGCGTTCGCTTCGGTCAGGGTCGCCCCGGTGATGGCCACCGCCGCGCCGGCGGAGATCACGTTCGAGTTCATGTTCAGGTCCGCGCCGGTGGTGCCAACGTCCATGTCCATCACGAACGTGTTGTCGGACTTGACCAGGCGCGCCCAGGTGGCCGTGCCACTCGCATCCGCCGACGAGTCGCTGGTAATGGCGTTCAGCGTCAGCACGCCACCTGACGCTGCCGGCGCAAACGTGGCAGCGCAGGTCAGCTCGGCGAGCAGCGTGGTGGCCGTGCCACCCGTCGCCGGCCGCGTGCCGCTGTAGAGCCGCAGCTTGGCGTTCGCGCCGGCGGCCGTGGTAATTGCGTCGAGGCGTGCGTTACGCAGTGCGGCGGACATGCCGATGGTCATGATCAGGCTCCAGAAATGAAAATGGCCGCGCGGTGGCGGCCGGTGATGGAACTGCGCGGGCGGTTATGCCGGCTTCACCGGCCAGTTGATGGTGCGCGGGAATCCGGCTTGCGCTGTCACGCCGCGCAGTGCCTTGCGGTACTGGCTGAGTGCCCTCAGCCTGGCCTCGTCATCCGGCGTCAGTTCGCCGAGCACGAAACCGTCCATCAGCGGTGCGACGAGCTGGTCGGCCTCGGCCAACAGCGCGGCCTGCTGAGCCCTCGCCGCGGCTGCCAGCTGCTCGGTCTCCAGCGCGACATCCAGCGTCCACTCGTCGTTCTGCCACACGTACGCGGCGGATGGGCGGGCCTCGTCGGTCAGGAAGGTCGGCAGATCGCCTAGGCCCGCATACTCGTCGCCGAGCTGGAACGCCGAGCCGTCCAACGTGCGGAACAGCGGCACGCCGCGATAGTCGGGCACGAGCGTCCAGCTACCCTCCGGCCAGTTCTGCGGCGCTCGGCCCTGAGCGTCACGATAGACCGGCACCTGACGATCACCGCCTTGTGGCGGCGCCATCTTCGTGGCCCAGCCCGGGACGATCGGATCTTCCGGCTCGAGCGGGTTCTCGTCAGCAATGCCCGGCGAGAGGAACTCACCGGTCAGCGGGTGGTAGTTGAAGATTTCCATATGTTCCTCAGTACTTGATGCAGCCCAGCAGCGCGACGTTGCGCACGCGCAGTTCCGGTCCGGTCGCGGTGCCAACTGAGACCGCACCTGTAACCGTTGAGCGGTTGATGTTCAGCGTTGCACCACCGATGTTGATCACGCCGAGCCCAGGAGCGTCACACCAGTAGCCATTCGCGGCGGGGTCCGACGCGTGTGTGTGCGCGACCAGCTGCTGCGCCTGCGTGCTGCCGAATGCACGCCCAGCATCGACGCCGCGACTGTCGTCCCAGACCCGGATGAACTCCCCGCGTAGCTCCGGCAGGTTGAAGGTCGTCGAACCATCCCCGGCCCCGAAGGTGGTCCCGATCTCCGCAAACAGGTCAGCGTAGGTGGTCCGCGAGACAGCGGCCCCGTTGGCCTTCAGGTACCCGCCGGGCGCCGCGTTTTTGGCGTGATACACCACCGCGCCAGGAAGGATGTGCCCGAAGTTCGGCACGCCCAGCAGACCGATGGGCACCCATGCCGTGTTCGCGGCATTCCGCATCTTCAGCACACCAGCCGACGCATCCGCCCAGAACTGATAGGGATACGTGGTGGTGGGCGCAGAGGTGCCCGAGTTGTTGCTGACCAGCGCCTGCAGCGCCGCGTTCGCATCCGCGCGGAAGACCGCGCCGGACGCGTTGTCCAGAACCATGTCGTGTTGTGACATGCGTACCTCTCTCGTTAATAGCCTTTCGCGTCCCAGTCAAACCTGCGGGAGATCGGCGTGCCTGCGCTGTTGAAGAAATTGACCGTGAAGCCCGCCGTCGTTGGTGCGGGGTTGACGGTGAAGAAGTCACCCTGCTGCATGTTCTGGGCCGTGATCCCGATAGCCGGTATCACCCGGAACGCCTTGTCGAACACCACCGCGGTCGGGCCGGTGGCCGAAAGCACGTTGCGGGCGTACTCGATGCGGTCGGGCATGTCCACGCTGACCGTCAGCCCGGTCACGACGACGTTGTGGTTCGCCGATTCGCTGGCCAGCTCCACCTTCCACTGGAAGGCACGCGCCTCGTAGTCGCCCATCGTGAACCGCTGCCATGCCGACCAGATCGGAGTCCCGGCCGGGTCATCTGGCGTCGTGCGCACGAAGAGCGCCACAGACGTGTCATTGATACGGCCTCCGTCTATGTCTTCCCACGTGTCAATGTCGTCCAGGCGGAAGTCGATCAGGTCGCCCGTATCGAATGCCACGGCGTCGATGGTTGCCGTCAGCCGCGATGTCTCCACGACGCCGAGATCGAGTGAACTGGCAAACAGATACGTCCCCTCTTCGACGATTCCGCCCAGCGAGTCGATCAGACCCCAGCCGCCTTGCCCCACCACCGAATCGATCAGGCCAAGGCTGTCGACGGACCCCATCGAGTCCCACAGCCCAGTCGCATCCATCAGACCCTGATCGTCGATGAGGCCCACGCCGATCAGCTTGATGCCGTTCAGCGACGGGTCCCGCACCACGTTCGTCGTCGCGCCCGCGAATGTCGGGTGCTCGGTGATCGTGGCGACGATGTTGAGGTCGATCAGCGACGGCGCCGTGGTGATCACCATGGCGGCCGCCGGCGACTCGTGGCCTGTGGAGTCGATCCACTTCGCCAGATACACGCCAGACAGCAGCGGCAGCTGGGCCGAGTTCGCCGCGCCGGACACGTAGCCACCGATGTCGATGGCGCTGCCCCATGACGGCTGCACCAGGTCAGTCGTATGCCGGATCCGCGCCTGCCCGCCGTTGCGGACGTCCACGTCGGTCGCCGGATCCCACGTCAGGTTCGCGAAGCCGTTCAGGACCGTCAGCGAAAGCCCGGTGAGATTGGCCGGCGGCGCGAGCTTACCCACCACGATGTGCAGCGGCGCGTACGTCCATTCCGGGCTGCGCACGCCCAGTTGTGACAGATAGCGAGCTCGTACGTTGTACGGCACGCCGTCCTCCACAGGCGTGATGTACGCGCTTCCGGCGTCGGCGGGCATCGCCGACAAAGCCACCCAGTCTCCGCCGTCGGCTCGCTGATACTGCAATTCGATCTGTCCGGTCTGTGCGAGCGACGCATCCACCGCAGCGGGCCATGTCACCTGGATGCGCGAGGTCACCACGCCGCTCTGGCTCACGACCAGCTGGTCGGAGCCAGACTGAAGGGTGAGCTGCCCCACCCGCTCCACGACAAACGGATTCGGCAGATTCGTATCTGGTGCGGGGTCGTTGACCGTCGCGTCGCCGTAGTTCCAGTTGTAGACGGCCGCAGCTTCCTCGTTCAGGATCAGGTCGATTCCGCCGTCGTCGCTCATCTTCCACGACATCACCCGAAAGACCTTGTTGGTCCAGCCGAACTTCGCAAGGGTGAGGTAGACGGTGCTGTAGGCCGTCAACTGGAATGCCGTCAGCTTCGCTGGGTACTCGACGACAATGCCCTGCCGAGACCGCTCCAATATGATCTTGGCCAGGCGCTGGGCCATGATCGCATCGGTCGTGAATGGCAGCTCGATGTCGCGATCGATTACCTCCCCATCCTGTTGCGCATACAGCGAATTTCCGACAGGCGGAAAGTCCGAAGGCTGCCAGCTGTTGCTTGGATTGATGAACGTGCCCTTGACCCGATTGAACAAGTCTTTCCGCGACATGCGCGGGCGCACCTTGATCGAACCGCGTAGATCGGACTCGGTCAGCGTCACCGTAGGAATGTCGTACGCCCCGGCGAAAACCCGAAACACGCCGCCTGTGATCGCAATCACACCCCCGCTCGCCGTCACCATCTCGGAAAGGTTGTCGCGCGGCGACTTGTCGCTCATCACCACGCCATCGGCCCGGTACCGCGACTGGAAGATGCCGTTACCCAGATCAAGCCACTCGTCGCTGATGTTCGCGGCAGTGATGATAGTTTGCAGGTCAATATCGGCGTCCGTGCAACCGAACCCGCGCTCGTCGCGCAGGTAGTCGTAAACGCACAGTGCCCAGTTGTTGTTCCACGATGTCACGCCGTTGCGTGGATCCCAGATACGCTTGCCGCGGACCAATGCCTTGATATTCGGCAGGCCGCTGGGGAACAAGTCGGCGTCATATTCCAGACGGACATACAAGTAGCACACGCCGCGCAGGCGGTGATCCCAGGTCCAGCCCGGAATCTCGGCCACCATGTCGCCGTCGGCTGCCTGGTCAACATGCCCCAGGTGTTTCTTCACCCGCACATAGCGGTGCCACGCCTTTGCCTCATAGACGATGACAATGGCGGTCGCAGCGGCGTCGATCCCGTAGACGTTGACGGTATGGCCACCCTCGGAGTAGTCGAACTTCAGTGGCTGATTGGCGTAGGTATGGCCATAGCCGTCATTCACGACGATCGGCCACGTTGCAAGGGCGGACTGCACGCGATTGATCGTGTCGCCGAGGTCCAGTGTGTAATCCGCATGTGCGCCCGGTGGGATCGGGAATTCCTTGGTCTTGCTCTCCCCCCAGGTCTTCAGGAACCTGCCGCTTGTCGGTTGCCCGAACTCGTCCAGCGCCCCTATCGGGCTGTCGCCCAGGTACACCTCTTCGATTGCGTCGCACTCGTGGTCGGCCAGCGCGATCACCAGGTGCATGAACTGGTTCTTCTTGCTGGGCCCGTCCGTACTCGCGGCAAAGACCAGCGGCCCAGACGTCATCGCTCGGCCGTAGATCGTGTTGCGCGGCTGGACGTTCGACCGCACGACCTGCGTCCGGCCCTGCGCCTCTGCAGAAAACCCGTTGGCGGAGCGCGACGACTTGGTAATCGCACCCACGATCAGCGAGGCGGCGATCATCAGCGCAGTGGCCACAATGGCAGATGCGCCAACCGCAGTCGCGGCGGCCGCAATGATTGCCGGGATGAACGGGATGATCACCGGCAT